GTCGACCATACAAAACCCCTAGCCCATTGCGGCATACATTCGCTTCGCGAGCGCGCCGCGCGCTTAATCCCTTGCTAACTACGCCGCCCGCGCGATTGTACCAAGTGACCGCTTCGCAGCCCTGGGGATAAGCCCCGGCGTTGAAGCGAGCGCGAGCGGTCGACTTGCAATAGGTCGGAACGCCGACGTTGTACGCGAGCGATACGGCAGCGAAGCGCGGCCCCTGCCGCATGGTTTCGCTTGTCAAGTTCGAAGATAGCGCCAGCCCCGGCGAACACGCCATGACGCCGCGCGCGGTTTCGGTCAACTCGGCTTCAAGCATCGATACGCATTGCGCTTCGGTAAACCGATCGCCGACCTTGATCGGCTTACCTTGATATCGCGTCAAACCATCGCAAGCCGTTGCGACATTCACAACGTCAAGGTACGCGCGAAGGTATTGCTTGCCGCTTAAATGGGTTAGCTGAAGGTGCCCGTCGGTTGTGACTTCGGCGCGAACGCTGCGACCGCTTTCGTTTGCCGGAATGGCCATGCCAAGCGCGAGCGCAACGGCGGTTCCGACGATCCCGACAAGCGTTGCTTTGCCCGACGGCGGAAGTTCAGGCCGTTGCATTGCCGCCCGCTTTCGCAGCCTTGCGCGCCTTGTATTCGCCCGACCATTTCCAAAGAAGATAGGCCGTTTGAAGAAGTACGTACGCAATCGAAACGTATATTAAAACGTCGTTCATTGTCCAAGCTGCCGCCGCAACGACGGGAGTTCCGAACGCCGCTTCTCTTGCGAAATCGGTTGAAAAAGTCGAACCCGAACTATCCATAACGCGCCCCGCCGCCCTGTTTGGCAAGGTATGTCAAAACGGCAGGCAAAAAGAAACCCCCAACGGTTAAAACCGCCGGGGGTTCCCTATTTTTTCGGCGAGCCGTTGGTTAGGCGGCAGCGGCTTCGTCGGCAGCGCGATAGATCACGGCGCCGTTCGCGGGAGCGGTGAATTCGCCGTACACCTTGCCAGCTTCGACCGACTGGACGCCGAACTTCTTCGGCTTGCTGCGCTTCGTCGCGCTGGAAACGGTCGAAGCGAGCGACTTCGCCGGGTTCGGCTTGGCTTCGGTCGCCGGAACGAAGATAAAGCCGCCGACGGCAAGGCTGTCGAAGTCGTACAGACTGCGACCGCGACCGCCGCGCGACTGCGACGGAACGAAGCCCGATCCGGTAACGAAGGTCGACGGCATGGCGACGGGGGCGGCAGCATGGGCGGCAGTATCGGTCGAAGCGGTGTTTTCGTTGTTCACGGTAATCCCCTTGTCGGTTGCACGAACCGCGACCTTTTCACCGTCGCGAATTTCGGCATTGGTTTCGACAAGTCCCTCCCTCGCCAGCCCGGCAATCTCGGCTTCCGTAAGCATTGCATACGGGGTCGCTTCAATCTGCATGGCGGCGACGATCGACGCGAGAAGCGTCAAATTTGCCTTCGAAATTTTTGCCATTTGACTTTCCTTCGTTTGCTGTTGTGGGCAACCGTGCCCGGTTAAGCCGAAACCGACATAAGCGACGGTTACGGCGAATGTCAATCGTCTTTTTTATCCACAGCTAAAGTTTCCAAGCCTTCGCGAGCGATGCGACGGGTTACGCTGATTGCAGCTTGCATCTTCAACGTTCCGTCCACCGCATCTTCGGCGCCTGCCGCTTCAAGCCATGTAATCAGCTTTTCAATCCAACCTTCGGCATTGCTTAGGGTGTGGTACATGACAAGCGAAGCGTTCCGAAGGTTGCGGTATCGGGGATCGGCCCCGTCGCCTGCCGCCTGGACAATCGAGCCGTCGGGCAGGAATGCCCACAAATTGCCGTCGTGCATGACGGCGCCGATCGTGCGCTTTAGGTCGTCGTCTTCGATCATTTGCCCGGTTTCCTTTACAAATGCTTACCGCATTCGGCGACGACGATCAATCGGCTTGTTTCATGTACCGACGCCGAACGCCCCCGTCGGGCGCGCGAGCGGTGCAAGGCGGCGCCTGGGGCGGCTTGGGGGCCTGTTCGGGCGCGCTGACCCCCTTGGACGCCCTGCGCAGCCGCAAGGCGTCCATAATGCGCCGAAGCTTACCCATTGCCGGGTTCATCGCCGTACACGCCCGACGGAAGCCGAAGCATGGGGTCGCGATAGCCCGCGCGTTCCGCGTCGCACATATCGGCCATATCGGACGTACGCGGTTCGACAATGCCGGGCAGCGTCGCGCTTTCCAAGATCGCGCGTTCGGCCTGAAGGTCGCGGTTGCTATCCGCCTGGGCATTGAAGCCGAAGGCGAAGCCGCGCCCGTGAAGCTTGGCGATGTTCGCGCGCTCGCATTCTTCGTCGGTAACGTTCGCCCAACGAAGCACGCGGTTGATATACCAACGAAGATCGCCCGCTTCTTCAACGGCGTTGACGCGATCGGGCGGCGTGCCTTCGATCATCGCAATAAGGATTTCGACGGCTTCGCCCGCTTCGGTCGCAATGCCGACGATCCCATGGACAAGATCAACGTCGGCGTCGGGAATGAAGTCCAAAAGGCTCGCCGCATTCGACGGCTGAAGCAATCCAACGTCTTCAGGCAGCTTGCCGCGAAAGAGAAGCTTCTTATAAAGGTTCAGGATTTGCGCGGTTACGGCGAAAACCCGAAGCTGCGCAAGGAAGTCCGCGCGATTGACCTTGTGCGCGCCCCATTCGATCGAACACGTTTTATCGGCTTCGCCCTGATAGTCGAAGCCTTCGGCGGTAATTCTGTTCATGCTGTTTTGCCCCTGCCCTATGCAAAAAGAGGAACGCGACGTTTGCCGCGCTCCCCTTGGGCAGTCAAGCCTTGCGATCGTGCAAGCTGTCGATTTCCGCAAAAGCGTCGACCGGCGAAGCGACGTAAACCCATTCATCCCGACCATGGACCGAATACGCCCAACGCCCATTAAACCGAACGACTTCGAAGCCCTTGTATGCAACCGACGTTTGCCCGATTCCCATTTCGGGCCAAGCTTCGCAGTTAAATCCGTCATGCGCGCCCCATTGGTAAATAAGACGATCGCACTTATCGCAACGGCGTTCTTCGCTCATTGTTTCAACTCCACTTCTTCAACGTCAATTGACCAAACAGAATGCGGGCCGGGTTTAGATTTTCGAGCCTTCATTAAAGCTTCGGCGCTTTCGTTGGCTTTCGCTTCTGTTGTCCAAGCTTCTAACACGACGTTGCTTTCCCAATCGTTTTCGACGACAAGGTAAATTGTCGACATTTCAATTCCCCTTCAAGCGTTCGGCGATCGCAGCGCGAAGTTTGTCGACCAATGCAACGCGGCTCGCGTCCGCCCAAAAATTCGCAGAGTGGCGACCGTCCAATACGTCGGCAATGTAAGCGAGTTCGCCGAGTTCAAGGGAAATGCTCTTTTTCATGTTTTCGTCCTTCCTTCGTTTCAATGTTCAACGAATACGACGATTACGAACGTTCGTCAAGCACAAAAAGAAGGACGCCCGAAAGCGCCCTTCAAAGTTTGACGATCCCTTGCGCGTTATGCCCGCGCTTGGCTGCCCCAAGCCGAAGGCGTCTTACGCGGTCGACCGCGCCCGCGCTTCACGGGTTCGGGGATACGCCAGCCGGAACCGATCGCAGGCTTGCGGTTCGCAGGTTGTTCGCTTGCCTCGCCGTGGTACGGTTCAGGCTTCGGCGACTTGCCGACGGCTTCAAGGAAGCCGCGCATTCCCGCGTCAAAGTTCTGCCGCGCTTGCCTCCAACGTTCGGCTTCGGCGTCGCGCCAATGCGACCGGCATTCCGTTTCGCGATCGATGAACGCCGCGATCATTGCGGTATGCATACACGCGGCAACGTCAATTGAGTTTTCAGGCGTGCGATAGGGCCGTGCGAACCATTCGCGGATATGGCTTTCGAGTGTTTCGCAATCGGCGCTTTCAAACGCCCGAAGAAACGCTTCGCTGCTGTCCATCATTCCCATTTGCCCGGTATCCTTTCGGGTTGCGAATCATCCCCCGTCGTCACTTGAAGCTTTGGCGAGCAAATTGGTTCCTGTCAAGTTTTCCACAGATTTAACGCTAACGAGGCGTTGACTTAGGGCACGGCGGACGTTCCTCGCCCCGATCCCAACGCATGAAGCATCCCCGGCAAACATATTCGTCGCCTTCGGCAATCTGCCCACATTGGGCGTAATGCGGGAAGCCCTGGGCTGGTTTGCTGCGCTTGTTCGATCGGTACATTCGCCGTCCCCCTATGCGACGAAGGCGAGCCTAAGCCCGCCTTCGCATTGGTTCAACTGTCGCGGCTGCCGCGTACCTGAAGGACGCCGCGTCGAAGTATCCCGTCGGGCGTTGCCGCGTCGGCTTCCTCGCGCGTGTCGAAGCGATGCGCGAGGGCGATCTTCGAAGTCGTTGCCCATTCGCCCGGTTCAACTTCGGCGGCAAGGTACTGGATCGAACCTTGCCAGCCGTCGCGATACCATGCGACGTATTGCGGCGGGTTCGGCGGCGTCGGCGCCCCGTGGATCAATTCGCGAAGCGTCATTGTTCGCGCCCTTCCTTCAGACCGTATTTTGCGTAAACTTTGCGAAGCGATTCGTTTTCCTTTTCGAAAAGCAATTCGTCAAGCTTTTTGCGTTCTTCGTCGCGCTTTTGCCGCCTTATCTTATGTTCGCGCTCATGCCTTTCGCACATTGCTTGTTCAATGCGAACATGTTTATTAATAAGTTTTCGGCTAAGCTTCAAAGTAAGTTCCGCATGTGATTGCCTAGCGGCAGCGTATTCGGGAGTTTTTTGGACCATCGCCCATTCTTCGTCAGTCATTTGCCCGGTTCCCTTCGTTAATGTTGTTCGTCGAATACGTCGTATCCGAACCCCTGTCAAGCGCAAAAAGAAACCCCGCCGGGCCGAAGCCAAGCGGGGCGAGAAGTTTGGGAGAGGATGCCTGAAAGGCGCCTAGCTTGTGGCACGCTTCGCAGCCTGGGGCAAGGCAATTTCGCCTTCGACCATGCGGCAAACGTCAAGCCCGGTTTCTGTCAATCGAATGCATACGCCTTCCCGGCGAGCAAAGCCGCGACGTTCAGCTTCGACGGCGTATCCGCGATCGATTAAAGCGCGTGCGGTTACGGCTCGCACAATTACGCCGTATTCGGCGGTTTGATGTTGTCGTACGTAAAACAGTGCGCTGCGCTGTTGCGGCGGGAATTTCTGAAGGTTCATGCGGCCCCCGCTTCGCGAATATACTGTTCGATTGTTCTAGCTGCCTCGCGCCAATCGAAGACGACGCCAACGGCGTATCCGGCTTGCCGAAGGTAAGCAATCCAATCATCCTGTTCGGCGCTGGTCGTGCCTTTGCGTTGCGTTCCGGTCTTGGGCCGCTTCATTTCGACGTACAGCCCACAATAGCGAGTGTGACCGCCGATCGTCGACGGGCAGGGCAGCGGAAGGAACACGTCGGGCACGCCTTGCTTGACGCCTTCGGCCTTCAGCTTGCCAGCCGTGATCTTGTCGCGATAGCCCCCGTTCGGGATTGCGTGAAGACGGGCCAAGATAACAACGCGAGGGATTGCCCAACCCGGTCGCCCGTATGTCGTTTCAGCGTGTTTCGCAACCGTGTACGACAAGTCATCCCAAGCGGCAGCGAAGCCGAAGCGTTGTGCCATATTCGCCCAAGCGAAAAGCGCGCGTTGCTGCGAATGTTCGGTTCCGCTTTTGGCGAGTGTGTCGGGCGTCATCCGTGCTTAACCTTTGCTTCGCGCAAAGCCTCGCAAAAGCGCATCCATCGCCCATGCGAAGCGTTCACGACAATCGTTCCATCTTTTTCGTGTTCGCCTCGCATTAGCAAATCTTGGCGAAGTTCTTCGGCGGCTTTGATAAGCGCCCGCATTTCCGGCGTTGTCATACGTCGTCGCTCCTTTGCATAATGCCGAAGCCGAGTACGACGAAGCCGATCGGTACGCCCTGGGGGAAGTCTTCATGCCGAAGGACGTATGACACTTGGCGGCAAGTTTCTTCGCCCGTGTACCCGAATTCAGGCGTCCATTCGCGCAATATCAGCACGTCGCCCGGCGAGAATTTCCGATCATTGCGGCGGACTTCGAACGGTCGCGAACCGTTAACCAATGCTTCCCAAAACTGCGGTTGCGTCTTCAAGTCGTGCTTAACCATTGCCCGGTTTCCTTCATGGCTCAAAGGACGATCCGACGTGCCACATTTTACAGAAAACGCAACGGTAAACTTTCAGGTGCCCGCGATTATTTCGCTTGTGCTTCTTATGCGGCTTGCGTTGGGCGAGTACGACGCGATTATACGCTTCGCCTGGGCTTACGTATCGGGTTTTTCCCGTACATCCGGCGTCTTCGTACATGGCGATTGCCCCCGCTGCCCGTGGGCATCATGCGGGAAGCGTTGGCCCGGCGCAAGGTCACGTTCGCGACTGTTCAGGATAACCGCAAGCAAGCCCGCCTCGCGTTCCGATCGCACGTCGGCAAGGTGCAAACCGTCAAGCAAAAGCTGTTTGCCGTTCGTCGTATAGCGAAGCGTTGTCACGGCCAATATATCTTGGATTGTTCGAACCAACTGCCGACATGCGAAAGCGAACTATCGATATCGTTCAACAGGTCGTTGTGTTTCGCAGCAATCGCGAGCGTCATAACCTGAACGCGGTTTTCAGGCGGGAGCGCGTCGAAGGTCGTACCCTCGCCGCCGATCAACGCCGCAACCTTGTCCAGTTCGCCCTTAGTCGGCAGCATCATGACGCGGCGCCCCCAGGATCATAAGCCGAACGCCATCCAATACCAAAGCGGCAACAAGCATAATCAAGCCCGCTGTCGAATAGCCGAAAAGGATCGCGGCAATACCGCCGATCGCAAGCCCCTGTTGAATGATCCAACTCGCAAGCCAAGGTTTCACAATGCGCGCCCCCATTTGTCGCGTTGCGGTTTCGGCGGATCGCATTCGCAAAGCAAATGGCCGCAATTGTTGCAATAACCCTTCTTATTCCGCCAAGGATCGGGCCTAGGCTTCGGCGCTTCCATCGGACCGCAAATCGTCCAATCTGCCGCAAGGTCGGCGTCGGTTGGCGTCCAGCCGGACGACGAATGCGGAAAGTTGATGCGCAGCCCGGCGAAGTTGTACGAAATGTACGAACCTTCGGCCATGCCGTCGTGGCGTATCCAGGCGCCTTGTACGGCTTCGGATCGGGCTTCGGCGAAGTTCACGCGGGCACCTTTGCCGCTTCTTCGGTCGCGTGCTTAATATACGCTTCGATATCGCGACGTTGATCGCGGTTCAAGATTGATATTGCGTCGCGATGAACCTTTATCTTTTTATCGTATTCGGCTTCAAGTTCGCGAACATGCGCGCGGCAAGCTTCGGCTTGCTCTTGCGTCGCAAAAAGTCCGCATAGGTCCGACGATATGCCGTGCGTTACTTCGTTGTAATCGCAGCGTCGACCGTGCCAGCGGCCCGACGGTTTGTACGTCGTGACTGCGATTACCGGCGAATACAAAGCCCGACGAAGGGCGTAAAATAGTGCCTTTTTCATTTGCCCGGTTCCTTTGCGCGTTAGTTGATTGATCCGCCTTCATGTACGGGGCAAAAGCCTTTGCTTTCGCCGCACGTACAACGCGGCGTCAAATGCGCTTCAAGCTTCGAAGCCATTTCATCATGCACGGCGTTACGAATGGAGGTTTCGTCCTGCGCCAACACCGACGCGGCAAGCGTCTTCAGGTCGTCGACCATTGGTGCCAGGGCGTCCGCCACGGCGTCAACGAAGCTGTCGATCGCACGCGGCGAGAGAGGGAGCCCACATTGCTGGATCGCGATTGTCAGGGCGCTGGTGTGAGCGTGAACCGGCTTGTCGGTTGCCAGCACGCGGGCGGCGATCTTCGACGCGGCGTCGCCTGTCTTCTTCCGTGGCATTCGCATTCCCCTTCGTTGTCGTCGCCCTATGGCCGAAGATCAATGCGCCGTCAAGACGACAAGCGCGATCGAACCGAACACGGCGATAAGGAACGAATACAACGCGAACTTGGCTTCGGCCCTATGCGCTTTCAAACGTGCGTCGTAAGCGTCGGAAAGAATGCGGTAATGAGACGTATTCCCGTCGCCCTTGTCGTGCCAATCGCGAAAACTGCCGAACAAGGCGATAACATTTCCATCCGAACCGCGATGATAACCATGCTGCGGCGCGTCTTGATCGTAATCGCCAAAGTCGAAGCCGTCGAAGCAATGGCAATCTGCCAAGAGTACGTCGCATTCATGGCAATAACCGTCGCCGAAGTCTTCCGCAACATCGAACAAGCGTTCATGCTCGCCGACGGTCGTTACGCCGCCCGAAGGCGTCCCCAGGGTGTAACGCGGTTCGGGCAGCCATAGCCGGGCGATCAAGCGAGCCGCCACGAAGCCGGGTTCGTCGTCCTTTGCGTCGTCGATATATGCGATCGTCATTTCTGCCCCCAACGTTCAGGTTCGAAGCCGATCGGCTTCGTTCGCTCTTGTATGCGACGATCGAACCAAGCGCCCGACGACTTCGGCAGTTCGCGACGAAGTTCGTTGCGGTTGCGCGGGTTATACCGCACGACGCGGGCCGATCCGATAGGTTGAAAGAAGCCGGTTTAAGAACGCCATGTCGCCGCGAAGACTGTCGACGCGCTCCCATTTACCGCCCTTGAATTCTTCGACAAAGACGCAAAGCCGCCCGTCGTCGCAACAGTCAAGTTGAATGCGTCGTTCGTTCATTATGCCCGGTCCTTCGCTTCAGCCGTGAACGGCTCGCCATGCGATGCCGCCGAACCTATAGACGACTGCCGCGCCGCGCAACTCATTCAACGCGAGTAATCCCCATATCATCCAGGGGTTTCCGCCCAAACGCCGCAAAGCGATGTTCAGCCCCAGGCTTAGGACGGTTTCAGCGATGAAAGCGGCGCGGTTCATGTACGACGAATACGACGTATTCGATCGGTCGTCAAGCCTTTGTCGCGCGAAATAATGCGTTACACGCCGCGTTGATCGCGTTGCGTTGCTTGCGGCGTCGCTGTCGTACGGCTGGCGTTGCGGCGTTTTCAACCGCGTTATCGGCTCGCCTTAACAGGCGTTCGGCTTGGGCTAACAAGTCCTTAATTGCGTCGTCCATTACGCTTCCCTTTCCAGCTTGTCAGCAAGCGCCCTAAGCTTTTCCCAGGGCTTGCGGTTGTCGACGACGAAATAACCGCTTTCAAACGGATCGTGCGTTTCGCCGCCTGCGATCAATCCAGCGAAGCGAAGGGCTTCGGCAGACGAAAGCTTGACGTTGAAGTATGCGAGAATATCGCCTTCATCGTTGCGCGTTGCCATCGAAAGCCCGTATTCGCGCCCGCCCTGGGTTCCGCTGTTCGAAAACGAAACTTCACCTTCGCAAAGCGGCTTGCGTGCGCGGCTCTTGGTTAGCTTTGCCATTTCACTTCCCCTTAGCGGCGATGGCTGCGGCGGTCGCGATGTGCGATCGCAATGGCTTTCTTGCGCGCGAGGCGTTCGCGTTCTTCGAAAGCGGCGATGTGAGCGAAGGCGTATCCTTCGAAGTAGGCGAGTTCCGAATAAGGCATCTTCGTTCCTTCCGTCTTGATATCCAACGGTTACGACGATTGCGTTTCGCTGTCAAGCGGTTTCGTGCAAGATTTCGACGAAATCGCCGTTTTCATACATCGATTTCGGAAGCTTGGGATATTCCGCAACGATCGGATATGTCAGCTTTGCAAGCATGTCCTTACGCTGCCGACGATTGCCGCAAATGAAGAAATAACGATGTTTGTCGCAGGGGGGGTAACGTCTTGATCCCGTTTTCTTTCGCCCATCGCTTCGGATCGGTTATCCCTTTGTCACGAAGCGAAATCGGATGAACGCGCTTGCCGTCGACAAGATAGGCATGATCGTGCGATTTCGTCGCGCCGGTGTAAATCCAATTCGTCGCTTGATAGACAATGCCCGCGTGCCCGTGTTCGCTATCGGCATACGACACAACCGCGCAAGGCTGTTCGAGCATCTTCAAACTTTGCGCGACAAGGTAACTCGCCGCGTTGCGCTTCGTTGTTTGAATGACAAGGCGCGACAATTCGTACAAGCGAAAATCGCGATCTTTAAACGAATGCTTTTGAATAGGCGGAGAAGGCTGCCCGTACACGACAACGCCATAAACGCGCCCGTCGAACACAAGCGCGAAGCCTTTCCAAAAGATCGAAGCGCGCTTGCTATAATGCCTAGCGACAATCAATCGATCGGCTGTCGCCTTATCAATCGGAACAACCTTCGCACCTTGCATCGATATTGCTTCCTTGTGCCCACATTACATCTTGTCGTAATCGCCGCCGACTTCGTTGAACTTGGCAATATCGGCTTCAATACGCGCTTCGCGCTCGACAATCCGGCGCTTCACTTCCGAAACAAGAACCGGAAGTTGATCGCCCAAGTAACGAACGGTTTCGTTGTCGCCCTTGCCTTCGATAACGCGGCGCATATTCGCGATAACCTTGCGATCGTGTTTGATATACCATGGTTCCAACATCGGTCGTCCTTTCGGTCTTGATAACCCCTGTCTAATCGCATTCGTCGTACCTGTCAAGCGAAATCGACAAAATTTTTATCGGATATACGATCGATCGTTCGTTTAGCCCTTCGGCGGTTCCTTTGTATTGTATTGTATGGATCATTGTATAGCTAAACCCTTGGAAATCTGCCATTTTGTATATTTTGTATGTTTGTATATAAGGGGTAGAGGAAATTCACTATCAGGCCGGGCATGGGATGGTCTCCAATCACACAATGGCCATACAACCTACAAAACATACAAATTGGCGGATTTCTGCGGCTTTCAGCCTATAAACGCCCTACAATACTATACAAAATTCTGCGGTTTCGATATTACGAATGCGCGTGCGGCGGTTCCGAATGTGTCTTGCATTTGCTTACGCGGCAACTCGCGAAGATCATCGGCATCTAACAAATGCTGCAATGCGCGCTTGATCGCATTTGTCGCGCCGACCTTATCGTTGCGATACGACGCAAGCTGAAAGAGCCTTTGCGTTAGCGCCGACAACGGGAATACGCCTGCCGCGTGCATATTGCCCGGTATGCCGTACTTAGCCGCTTCCTGCCCGGTTTCGTCCTTCGCCCAACGCGAGATTGCGCGAACCATATCCGCGACTTGCTTCGCTTCGGTCGTGCCCATGACGCCAGCGCCAATGTCGCCGGTTTGAAAGCGGTTGATGACAGACACGATATCGCGAGCGACAAGATCGCAAGCCCAACGGGCCGCGTCGATATCAATGCAGGGATCGTACGGGTACTGGCCAACGGCGACCAGGGCGGCAAGCTTCAGCGCCTTGACGTGCGCACGGTTCCACATATGCCGAACGACTTCGTTTGCTTGACCGTCGTTAATGTGGGCATCTGCAAACTTGTCGAAGTCGTCTAGCAGCTTTTCGGCGTATGGATCGGCTCGCACCTGAACGACGCCGCCCGATGACATAACCTGTTTGACGTGCGCGGTTAGTTCGGTGACCATATCGATTAGGGCGAACGACGGTTTCGCATATGCCGCGCTTTTGGACATAGCGGGCCGCTTGCCCTGATATTCGATCGTTAGGAAGCGAGGAAGGAAGCCGTCGGCAATCATGCCTTCGTCAAGGGCTTCGTAAAACTTTTCGGGCGTGCTTTCGCCGATTAGGGTAAATGAAGGGGCGGCGATCGGCGGCGTGTTCTTATCCTTATCCGAATACGCCATCGGGTTTAGGATGTTGCCGTGACCGGACTTGTTAAACAGGTCCATTACGACCTTCTTAACGCCGATTTCGTTCGAGTTCGCGAACGGGCTTGCCATCTGTTTTAGACGCATTCCCCATTCGCCTTGTACGCTGAACACGCAAGGTTGACGGGCGAGCCATTTGATAAGCGCCGCGTCCGATCGTGTTTCGCCCGGTCCGACGAAATCGGCAATTACGGGGCACGTCGGCAGACACGCGCTAATCAACTTCGATACGCCCGCGTTGATGGCTTCTTTACCCGTGCCCGTTGGGGCGAGGCAAAGGACGTACATATTCAGGCCGGTTGCTGATATGTTGAACGCCTTGCCCACAATACCGGCAACAAGGCCGATCGCGCCGACTAGGGCAATTTCACGCACTGGACGCGGCGCGGCTTCGTAAATGAAGTTCGCGACTTCCCCTAGCAAGCCTGGGGGTAAAATTATGTCGGACGGGTTGACGCCTTCAGGGCCTTGTGCGACTTGTGGCGTCGCCTGAAGCGCGGTCCTGCCCGGTTCCGCATCGGTCGGGGCGGTTGGTCCTTCCACCGCCCCGTTACCGTTCAGGAACCCCGGCAATTCAATCTGTTCTTCCGGCTGCAAAAGGTCGTCGAACTGGACCTTTAGCCCTTCGATATCGATTTCGGGCAACTGCCGATCGAACGACTTGTTCACCATGTACGAAACGTAATCGTCGCGCTTCGCTTTGTCGCGCTCGCCAAGCTTCGACGCGCGGAAGATGCGTGCGATTTGATCGCGGTTTTGCGTATAAAACGCGACGATATCGACAAGCGCGAAATCGGCTTCAGATTGCGAGGCGTAAAGGCTTTCCCAATCGCCTTCGTACAGCGCGCGGAACTTGTCGCCGTTCAGGGCAGACAGCGCCTTACCGATAACGCTTGCGTCGTCTTCTTTCTGTTCGGCGTTGCCGCCGTATTGGTGGATCGAAGCCGGTCCGCCCATTTGATGCCAAAGCAACATTGCCGCATCTTGGCATTCGATAATCGGCGCGTCGCGATAAACGTCGCCGGTCATGGTCATGAAGCGAAGGTTTGAATAGATTTCGATTTGCGCCCGCTTGCGACCGCGCGGAATGCTGCCCTTGCCAATGATGTGCAAGCCGGTGCCCGATGGCGAGCGTTCGGCGTACGATTGGATTTCGTGAAAGATGCGCTGTTGACGTTGAAAGATTTCGTCGTCGCCCTTGGGGTCGTCAAGGTCGATAAAAACGTAAGGATCATCGTCGGTAAGGACGAAGCCGATACCGCTAAAGGCGCCGCTATCGAACGCGCGCAAGGCGTCTTCAAACGTGCCCCAGGTCGACGCCTTGTCGACGGCAGCCTTAGCGCCAGCGACGATAGGTGAGTACGGAACCTTCGTCGGTTTCGGCCCGCCTTGATCTTCCAGCCGCCACACGATCCATTGGCGGTAAAAGCGCATTTCGGAAGGGATTGCATCGAACGCCATTAGATTTGCAGCCCTGAAAGGTAATCATGCAACGCTTGAACCTTCCGAACGCCAGGGTCGGGAATAAGGTCTTTTGCGAACGCGCTTACCCATGAAGGCGAAACGTCGATTTGCCTCGCCATTTCGGCGAACGTGATCGATCGGGGCGCGTTGTTCACAAGATAAAGCGTCCGCTCTAGCAGCGGCACGCTATCGCTAGGGGTTGTCATTGAATGCCCTTCAGCTAGTTTGCGCGCACCGTACCGGGAATAATTTTTTGCACAAGCCGCAAAATATCGTTGACAGGGGATAACGGCAGGGGCACATAGGGCAGGCGGTCGACGCCTAATCGATCGCAACAGTCGTAACCGGGCAAAGGAATTCAAATCATGGCATGGGGAACCCCTGCAACCGCCGAACCGTCGGCGCCGTCGGTCGCAATGTGCGATGCGCCGAACTGCAACAACGTTGCTTTTCTTCGGATCGAAACGCCGTTTAACGAACCTGCGAATTCGTGTTGCGAACACGCGGAAGGTTGCACTATCGTCGGCGCTGTCGAAGGCGCACCGTTCAATGAAGTCGCTCGCGATATGCTCTTGAAGCGTTGGGAAGCCGCCAAAGCGACGCTTGAAGCTGCCAAGAATTCCGAAATGGAAATTCGCAAGGCGGTCGGCGCGTACGTCTTCCCGACGCCGAAGGAAGGCGTTAACAATCACGATCTAGGCGGCGGCTATATGCTGAAGCTTGGCCATAAGCTGAACTATAAGCTTCGCGGCGACGTTGAAGCAATCGAAGCCGTCGAAGACAAGTGCGAAGCCTTGGGCAACGAAGGCAAGTTCCTTGTCGAACGTATTATCGTTTGGAAGGCGGACTTCAGCAAGTCCGAATATAATAAGCTTGACGCTTCGCTTCCAACGCATAGCGCCGTGAAGAAGCTTGTCGACGAAATCCTCGAAATTACGCCCGGTTCGCCGTCGCTGGAAATCAAGGAACCGAAGGCGGCGCTTCGCTGATAGCCCGACGGGTCGCACCACGGGCGCCGGGGCAGGGTACGGGCATTCAAAAAGGGCAACGTACCTGCCCCGGCACTTCCTGAAAGGAACCGGCACTATGGACCGTGAAACGGAACTGAAAGAGCAATTGCGCGCGTTGCAGGAAGAATACGACGCGAAGGCAAAGCCTATCGTCGACGAACTAGCCGAAATTGAAAGTTCGAAACCGCCGCGCGTTGTGATCGTTTCGCTTGACGATCTTGAAGGCGGCGATTTATTCGATTTGTTGTTCGGAAAGCCGACGCCGAAGGAAGGTTGCAACTGCGAAGCTTGCACCGCTGCACGAAAGGCAATGAACTAATGAACGCTTTTGCCGACGCCCTAGGCGCGAACAATCCCGGTTTCGGGCAGCCCACAAACAACGCGGCAGCGTTCGGCGGCTTCGCTCCCCAGGCGCCGGGCAAGAGCGCGCTTGACACGATCGAAAGCGTAACGCGGCAAGTCGGCGCACGTATCGTCGTGTCGGGCGTTGAAAAGATCGGCAAGACAACGCTCGCTTGCGGGGCGCCGAGCGCCCTGTTGATCCCTCTTGAAATGGGATATGGATCAATCGTCGTTCCGAAGACGAAGCAAATCGAAACGTTCGACGAATTGCTTGCGACGGTCGACGATATCAAGCGCCGTGCCCAGGCGGGGCAATTCCCCTTCCGATCGATCGTACTCGATAGCGCCACGGCGACCGAACAGCGCATTCACGAAAAGACGATTGCGAGCGACAAGGATTACAAGCCGGGCAATCCCAAGGGCGTTACAATGGAAAGCGCGCTAGGAGGATACGGCAAGGCGTACGGCTATGCGAACGAACAGTTCGGCAAGCTGTTGACCGCACTTGACGAACTAGCGTTTTACGGCGGCATTAACGTAATCTTCACCGCGCATGTTTTTGCGTCGAAGGCGATCGATCCCGCGTTCGGCGAATATGACGCTTGGGATTTGCTCTTGCATTCGCCGAAGAATAATAAGAACTACGGCAAACGCGAAATGTTGACGCAATGGGCGGATATGATCGCGTTTGTTCATGAACCAATGTTCATTACGAAGGGCGATCAAATTCAACAGGCTACTTCAATGAACCAAGGGCGAGTTGCGGGCGTTGTTCGCAAGCCGTCGTATGTCGCAGGCAACCGCTTCGGCATATCCGGCGAAATCCCGCTTCCAACGGCTCCCCAGGGTACGCCTTCGAATTTGATCGCAGGGCATTCGTGGAACCAAATCGCCAACGCCGTAAACGTCGCGACGGGCGGGGCAATCGATCTTTTCAATCGCGACGTATAATCGAAAGGAAGTCAAATGCCTGCATTCCAGTTTGATAGCAACGGCATCGATCCGTCGTACGGCGGCGGCTCGCAACTGCCCGTCGGCAAGCATCCCGTCGTTATTGTGGGGAGCGAACTGAAGCCGACTAAGGACGGAACCGGCGGTTTTCTCGCACTTACGCTTGAAGCGATCGATGGTCCGGCGAAGGGCGTTCAGCATATCGACCGCCTGAACCTTCACAACAAGAACCCCGACACGGTTCGTATCGCTAACGGGCAGCTTTCGGCGTATTGTCACGTAATCGGCGTCTTCCGCTTCCAGGCAACCGAAGAACTGCACGGGAAGCCGTTCGTCGTCGACATTGCCCCCGATCCCGACGAACGCAACGCCAACCGTACAAAGATCGGCAAGCTTTACGATATCAACGGCAACGAACCGAACAAGGCCGGTGCCGGTGCGCAGCAGGGCGGCGGCTTTGGCGGCGGTTCGGCAGGCTTTGGCGGCGCAAGCGGCAATCCCCAGGGCCAGCAGCCCCAGGGTCAGCCGGGCGGCGGTTTCCAGCCGGGCGCCGGTGCTGCGCAGGGCCAGCCGGGACAACAGCCCCAGGGCGGGCAGACAACCGGCGGCGGTTGGGGCGCGCAAGGCGGCGGGGCCGGTGCCCAGGGCGGCGGCGCGGCAGCGGGCGGCAATGGTCAACAGGCTTGGTCGCAGGGTTCCGGCGGCGGGGCGCCCGGTTGGGGCCAGCGTTAAGCGTCAATCGGCAGGGGCTTCGGTCCCTGCCCTTTGTCGGGCCGTGCCGGGCGTCCCCCGACGTAATCGAACGGGTACGACTGCCGTTCGCCTTACTGGCACAGTCCGACAAAGGGGATTTGACGTGTTCGACTTGTCGTTTCAAACGGAACGCGAAAGGCTCGCCGCGACTATAAGCGCGGAAGTCGAAGCCGATAGCGTTGCCGAATACGAAGAAGGGCCGCGCTGGCATCTTGGCGGTTCCGAAATCGGCAAGCCTTGCGAAATGCAGCTTTGGGCGGGCTTTCGTTGGCTTCGGCAGGAAAAGCACGACGGGCGAAAGCACCGGCTGTTTAAGCGCGGTCATTACGAAGAACCGAAATTTATTAAGCGGCTTCGTCGGATTGGCTTTGAAGTTTTCGAGTTCGACGCCGACGGCAAACAATACAAAATCAGCGGACATATGGGGCATTATGGCGGTTCCCTTGACGGCATCGCAATTGCTCCCGTGCGCTATGGCTTGCCGGGGCCGTTGCTTGTCGAATTCAAAACGCATAACGAAAAGTCATTCGCCAAGCTTGCAGGGCCGATCACTTCGAAATGGCCAGTATTGACGCGCAACACGGCTAAGGCTGAAGGTATGCGCAAGTCGAAGCCGGTGCATTTCTCGCAAATGTCGTCGTACGGGCAGGCGTACGCTTTGCCGTACGGGCTGTATTGTGCCGTCAATAAGGAAACCGACGAACTTTATTTCGAAATCATTCAACTTGATTTCAACCACGGCGTTCGCTTGTACGAAAAGGCGGGCCGCGTGATCTTCAGCCAAATCCCGCCCGCGAAGATCGCGCAAAGCGCCGCGTTCGGCGAATGCAAGCTTTGCCACTATTCGCCGATATGCCATCACGGGGCCGCGCCCGAAGTCAATTGCCGAAGCTGTGAACACGCTTCGCCCGTCGACGGGGGCGAGTGGCATTGTCGCATCTTCGACGGCATCATTCAGCGCGAGTTAGTCCCCCAGGGCTGCCCACAATGGCGCCGGATTGTATGAACGCGCCGTTCGCGACAATCGGGCACAACGGCGGGCCGTCGCTTGATCGATGGTATCAAGAGGAAGCGGTTGATACGCTTTTTCGGTACTTCGACGAACACGGCGGAACCGACTTCGAAGGGCGCCCGATCGAAGCGAACCCGCTTATCGCCCTGCCGACGGGAACAGGTAAGTCGTTCGTTATCGCGAAGTTTCTTCGGCGAGTGTACGACGTGTTTCCCCAAACGCGGGTTATCATGTCAACTCACGTCAAAGAGTTGATCGAACAAAACGCGAAGCAACTTCAAAGGGTTTGGCCGAATGCGCCGCTTGGTATCTATTCCGCCGGGCTAAAGCAAAAGGACTTCATACAACCGATCATCTTCGGCGGCGTTAAATCGATGGTTCGCGGCGTCGACGAAGACGGGCGTTCGATCTTCGGCTTTCGCGATCTAATGATTATCGACGAAGCGCACCTAGTTGGACCTTCGGCGGATAGTTCTTACGGCGACTTCATCCTTCAGCTAAAGGCGATCAATCCTTATCTGAAGATCATTGGACTTAGTGCGACAATCTATCGTCTAGGCATGGGGCTTTTAACGAACGGGCCGATATTTACCGACATTGCGTACAACCTTTGCGATATTCAAGGTTTCTCGCGCCTTATTGCCGAAGGTTACCTTTGCCCGATCTTCCCGAAGAAAACGGCGACCGAACTTGACGTATCGGGCGTCGGCATGTCGTCGACTGGCGATTTTATCGAAGGCGCATTGCAAGCTGCCGTCGACAAAGACGACATTACGTACGAAGCCCTTTGCGAAGTCGTTCAACAGGGAATGCAGCGGCGATCTTGGCTTATCTTCGCGAGCGGCATTGAACACGCCGAACACATCGCGGAAATGCTGCGGTCGACCTTCGGCGTTCCGGCGGCTGCGGTTCATTCAAAGATGCCCCAGGGGCAGCGCGACGAAATTATTGCGGCGTTCAAGCGCGGCGAGTTGCGTTGTATTGTCAACAAAGACATTCTTACGACGGGCTTCGATCATCCCCCGATTGATCTAATCGCCATGCTTCGGCCAACTATGTCAACCGGGCTATGGGTTCAGATGCTAGGGCGAGGAACGCGCCCGTACGACTATACGAACCCGCAACAGTATATCCCCGGTTTCGAATTCATTAAGCATCATTGCTTAGTGTTGGACTTCGCTGGCAATACGCGCCGCCTGGGGCCGATCAATGATCCGGTAATCCCGAAACCGAAAGGCAACGGCAAGCCGGGCGATGCGCCTGTTAAGATTTGTTCAGTCGGCAAGATGATAGACAAGCAAGCCGGTTGCGGGGCCTACGCTCACACTACAGCCAAAGAATGCGTTGTTTGTGGGGAAACATTCGACATTCAATACGAAGGGCCGAATATCGACGGCACTTCCAGCAACGAAGAACTTCTTAGGTCCGATTTGCCGGTTGTCGAATACTTCGACGTTTTACGCGTCGTGTATTCGCCGCATACGTCGCGTTCGTCCGGCAGAGCGTCAATTAAGGTTTCGTACTTTACCGCCGATCTTCGGACCTTTTACGAATGGATTACGGTCGAAGGTGACGGCTTCCCCAGGAAGAAGGGTCGCGATTGGTTTCGCCAACGGGCGCCCGTCGAACCGCCGGAAAGCAACGCCGAAATTCTCGCAAATGCCGGATACCTTCGCACGCCTCGCCGCATTCGGGTTTGGTTGAACACTAAAAATCCCCAAGTGTTAGGATATGAATTTTGACCGATTGGCGCAATCGCAGCCCTGAAGGGATAGCGGACCTTTCGCGCTATATGGCCGAATGTCTTGCCGGATATGTAATCAAGACGGCGCGAACTTGCGTCCTTTGCAGGAACTTCGACGAACCGTCGGAAGCCTGCCGACTGAACGGGCAGCGACCGCCCGCGCGAGTTATCGCATACGGTTGCGAATGTTTCGAACTGAAAGGCTGAACAATGGCAAAGATTGAAGTTGATCGCGACTTTTGCGAGAATTTCGGGCGAAACATTCTTGAAGGAATGTCAATGTATGCCGACGCCGACGCTAATGTTCCCGACGGGTACGACGTTGAAGCGGTTACGTTGAAATTCGAGTTTCGCGGGGACGTTCCCGAAACGCTTCGCGGAACTTGGGCCGTCGCCGTACAGCGAAAGGGCAATTGAAATGGCAAAGCGTCCAAGCCGCAAGGCAAAATCCGAAGCGGCGTCGAAACTCGCCGAAGCGTTGAACTTCATTGCGCCCGCGTACAAAGACGGCGAAGAAGCGTACAAGGCGCACGCTCGCCTAGCTGGCAAGATGATAACCGCAACCGACGGCGTATTTTCCGCCGGGCATAGCGTCGAAGAAGAACTTGCCCTTTGCCCACATATCGGGCGCTTTATCGACGCCTTGAACCGGGCCGGTTCGACGCTCGCGCTAACCGAAAACGAAAACGGTACGCTGCTAGTCAAAGGCGATCGTATTCGCGCGACGGTTCCTTGCCTTGCGGGCGATCAAATCCCCCAGGCGATGCCCGATCCCCGGTGCGCTGCGATTGACGATCGGCTGAAGGACGGGTTCGCCCGGCTGTTGCCGCTTATCGACAACGAAGGCGAGCGCGTTGTTGAAGTGTCGGTGTTGCTTCAAGCTAATTCGATGACTTCGACGAACGGTAAGGTAATCTTCGAATATTGGCACGGCATTGACCTTCCGCCGGGGCTTGTGATCCCAAAGACGTTCGCGGCAGCCGTGGCGGGTTGCGGAAAGAAGCTTGAAGGCTTCGGCTTCTCGAACAAGTCGGTTACGTTCTATTTCGAAGACGGCTCTTGGTATAAAACGCAACAGTACGGCGACAAATGGCCGGAAACTTCGCACCTTTTCAATTATCCCGCTTATCCGGCCCCGGTGCCAGAAGGATTGTTCGAAGCCGTCAAGGCCGTGGAAAGCTTCAGCAAAGACGGGCTTATCCACTTCCACGACGAAAAGGTTAAGTCGACGTACGACAAGTACCAAGACTTCGGAAGCCCGGTTTACGGCGCGACGTTTGACGTTCCGGGTTTGCAAAAAGGGCATTCGTTCACGGCGAAGCTGTTCCGATCAATCGAACCCGTTTGCGCCCAACTTGATTACACGTCGAATGACGATCGCGCGTTTTTCTTCGACGAAACCGGAAGCCTTCGCGGCTGCATTATGAAGGCGCGGGCCGAAGCGCGCGAGCCTGCCCCGGAACCGCCTGCCGTCGTGGCGGCTTGGACGCTGCCCGAAGGCGCGACGGGGGAGCAAGTCGGCGAAGCCTTCGCATCCCTGCGCAGCGGCGTTCAGGCGGGCACCTGGGGCGTTCCCGAACCGTCGACCGCTGAAGCCCCGGCGGGCGATCCGGCGAACCCTTGGGCGGCTATCGTGGGCACGGTCCCCGGCTTCGTTGATATTGACGATGACGACGTGCCGTTCTAAGGCTTCGTTATGTTCTTTGACAATTCAACGTTAGACGATTACGCGCCGCTTCCGACGAAGCGCAAAGCCAAGCGATACGACGGCGTTCTAAAGCGCCTGTCGTACTCGCCGGTTTTGCGCAAGTTCAGCGTTTCGCCGTGGAATTATTCTGTCGGAACCGAAGTCGTTTTCGACGTTGAATGTTATCGAAACTACTTCCTTTGCGCCTTTAAGAACATTGGAACCGGAGAATATTTTTACGTCGAACACTGCGGCGAAGGTCCGCTTCCCGAATGGATGCGAACCGAACTGCATAGGGCGTTGCATTGGTTCAAGATTATCGGGTTTAACTCGATTTCGTACGATATCCCGATGATCGAAGCGGCTTGCAAAGGTGCGACGCTGTACGAACTGAAGGAACTTAGCGACGACATAATCATTCGCGACGAACGCAAGGCGAATTGGCGGGCGCCGTACAATCATATCGACTTGATCGAAGTCGCACCGCTTGAAGGTTCGTTGAAGCTTTATGCTGCCCGGCTTCATTGCAAGCGAATGCAGGAATTGCCGATCGATCCGCATTCGGATTTGTCGCCGCAAGACGTGATTGATACGCGAGATTATTGTTTCAACGATCTTGATAATACCGAACTTTTATACTCGCACCCCACATACGGGCTAAAGCCGCATGTCGAATTGCGCGAGCGGTTGGGCGCCGAAATCAATCAGGATATCCGTTCGAAATCCGATGCCCAGGTGGGCGAAGCGTTCATTAACGCGAAGATACGCGAAGCGCGCGGCTTCTCGCCGAAGAAGCCGGATTTGCCGGACGATTACGAATTCTTCTATCAGCCGCCGGAATATCTGTCGTTTGACAATCCACAGCTTCAGGAAGCCTTGCGGATTGTCCAGGCCGTCCCCTTTAGGCTGGACGGCAGCGGCGCCCCGGTCATGCCTGAAGCCCTGTCCAAGCTGTCGATACGGATTGGCTCTTGCGTCTATAAAATGGGCATGGGAGGGCTTCATTCCAGCGAGAAGACGGCAGTTCACAAAGCCGATGACGAAACCGATCTAATCGACCGCGACGTTGTATCGTTTTACCCTTGGCTTATAATCAATTCGGGTTTCTTTCCGAAGCATATCGGCAAGCTGTTTATTGAAATCTTCCGCGACGGGCTTGTTCTTCGTCGAATGGAACTGAAGAAGCTGAAGGACAAGCTAGAGGCAGGATTGAAGATCGCGATTAACGGCATCTTCGGCAAGCTAGGGTCGTTCTATTCGTCAATCTTCTCGCCCGATCTTCTAATTCAGGTTACGATAACGGGCCAGCTTGTTATCCTAAAGCTAATCGAAATGATCGAAGCGGCAGGAATTCCGATCGTGTCGGCTAATACCGACGGCGTTATTATCAAGTGCCCTAAGCGCATGGGCAATATGTTAGGCGCTGTTATCGCTGAATGGGAGCGCATAACATCGCTTCAAACCGAAGAAACGCGCTATGCTGCCGTTTACTCGCGCGACGTGAACAACTATATCGCGATCAAGGAAGACGGTTCGACGAAGGCAAAGGGGGCGTATTCCGAACGGGGATCGGCGCAAAATTCCGCAATGTCGAAGAACCCTGAAGCCTTGATATGTTCGGACGCGGTGCAGGCTTTATTGTCGAAGGGAACGCCGATCGAAAAGACGGTTCGCGCGTGCCAGGATATCCGCCGCTTTGTCGTCGTTCGCAACGTGCGAGGCGGGGCGCATAAGGACGGCTATTTTCTAGGCAAAACAATTCGTTGGTACTACGCCGAAGGTGTGCAAGGCGTAATCAACTATATCGCAACCGGCAACAAGGTTCCGAATTCCGAAGGCGCTTGCCCGCTTATGGAACTGCCCGACGAATGCCCGACCGATATCGCATATGAATACTACATCGATCGGGCTTTCGGAATGCTTGGCGATCTAGGGTATTTCGGTTCGACGAAACAAGGCGGGCTTTTCTAACCTGCTTTGCTTCGCAATTGTCGAATTTTACACGCCAGGCCCTGTCAGCGACCAGTAAGGGCACGACATTACCAATTTTTGTCCAGTAGTGCGCAGGTAACTCGCATATAGCATAACTTGGTCCGGCTGTACTCCAAGATAACTAGCATAAGTTACCGAACACAACGAAGTCCATAGCTTGCCTTCAGCAGAAGTATAAAACACAAGATTGGTTCCGTCGAAGGCAATCCGAAACCATTGTAACGGGATACCTGTTAGTTGCAACGTTCCCGTGCCGTAGTCAGTCCCGACGAATGTATTGTACCCGGAAAAATGCGAAACTCCTAGCGGAGCATTACTTGCCACTGCCAATCGATAATATTTTCCGCCAATACTGTCACGGACCATAATCCCGTAATCGGAGTATGAGTCTGTCGTAGTGACGCCTTTTATCTTGGCTTTTAAATCCCACGCGGACGCTTTAGTCGTTAGAGATTTGCGCGCCATTCTAACACAATTCGAACTTAGCGCGCCGGGGTCAATCAATAGGCCTACGTCTGCATCATCGGTTAACGTTAGCTGTGTTGCATCACTTGACTGTAGAGTAAAATAACTTGCAGCGGGAGGCGAGAAGTCCCAAGCAGTTCCACCGCCGCCCGGAATAGTTACAGTAACCGCATGGCCCGAATTTGTGGTAGTGACGCCAGCGCCAACAAAGTCGAAAGACGTAACCGCCGTGTCAAGGTCTGTGCCTTCGTCCTTAACTGTAAGCGCGGAACCGCCTCCACCGGACGAAGCCAAGGCCGTGCCGTCCGCCCGCTGATAAACGAAACAACGGAAATTGCCCGAACCTTCGGATACGAAGCCCGCAATATCCCCCGCCGCCGTCGCGATGTTCGCTCCCGTCGGAAGGATCAAGCTTGTCGCATTATGCGTTAGCGTCAAAGCGCCGTCGAACTTCAGCCAAACCTTGCGCCCGGCCTTATCGACCGACAACGCGAGCGCCGTAATCGCCGTCGTGCCGGTGATGTGAAAATAACCGCCTTCGCCTACGGTAAGCGTGCCTGAACTGGCAACGTCGGCGCCTTTTTCCCACAATGCAGCAACGCTGTCAGGCGTCGACCTTTTCGAAGCGTCGGTTCCGGCAAGCTGTTCGGTCGTGCTGGCCAAGCTTCCGCCGCTAGACAGGACGCCCCATACAAGCGCGGTTGTGCCGATCGTCAACGGTCCATCCGTCGTGCATGAATATTCGTTATCCGCCTGGGTAGAGCCTTCGCTAACCTTCACGGCGGCGCTAACAAGTTCGCTCGCTTGATCGGCATCGGCAGCACGCGTTAGGATGTAAGGGTGTGAACCGTCGCCAACTTGGGTTACGGTGTAAATGCCGTTGTGCGATCCGGTTCCTTCGTCCGCGACAAGCAAGCGATCGTTTGCAACCAGCGTTACGCCGTCTTGCGCGGCAAGCGCGCCGTTCGCATTTCCGGTTAGCGTTGCGCCTACGCCGCTTGCACCGTTAGAGTAAGTGTTTGCAGCGAGTGCCGCCGTCGTCTTGGCGCGAACAGGGTTTTTCCATTTCAGGTTTGAAAGGATATAGTCGCGAAGTTGGCTTGCGGTTCCCTTCTTAACGCCCGACGCGCCCGCCTTGCGAACTGCGATAAGATCACCGTCTTCAAGAATATCAAGGGCGGTTGCGGTTGTAAGTTCGGTCATTAGAAATCGATCCTTTCGCCATCGATGCGAACTATTTCACTATCTACGATCAAAGCCGCGCTATTTACGAAAATCGGCATCGGGGTTGATGCGATCGAATACAAGCCGCCTTTTTTGGCTTCGATGTGAATAATGCAGTAACCGCCCATATCTTCCGTTATCGTCAAGCTATACGGCAAAGCTTCATCGTCGGCAACAACCGTCGTCACGTCTTCGACTTCGAACGATATGCGGTAAGTCGTGCCAGCTTCAGCCGTCGACGCCGCGTCGTCTTCAAACCATAGTTCGGTAAGGTCCAAGCGCGAGCGGGCGCGGGCATCGATCGAAACCACGTCCCCAGGGTCGAAAATCCGCCAAGGGGTACGGTCCCCGTCGGCAGTTGCCCAATCGGGCGCGATAACCCGTTCTACCCTTCCCAAGGCCGTTTCTGGCGTCACCGTGGCATCGGCAACGGCGCTGCGGCCCGTGGCAGTCCGATCGATGAAATAGACGCTCGCTATATCGCCGGTTAGCGTGTCGCTTTCAAAGAAGCCTTCAGCCCCGTTGAAGAACCAAACGCGATCGTCGGTATTGTGGGCAAACCATCCGGTATCGATCATCGCCCGGCGAACATCGTTCAAATCATATGTATCGTCCCCGTTATCGGTCGACGACGAATACGAAAGAATTTCGTTACCGATGACGATCAAACCGCCGCCTTGGCGCTCACTATCCCCTAGGGCCAGCGCGCCAACGTCCGAAACTTCCTTGATCGTGATCGCGTCGGCAATGCCTGTCGCAAAGCCGTCAAAGCGCCCAAGCGGCGCCGCAAGCTTGGCGCTAGGCGTGTAAGGCGCCAACGACAAAACTTCAACGTCGTCGGGCGTTTCTTCAATGTATGCGTTATAACCAAGGGTGTACGACGAAGGCGCAAGCACGAATGAAGCGAAGCGAGTATAGCCGACGCGCGTTCCCAAGCTTGATTTATAATCAAGGAACGCGGGAAGTTCGAAAATATAGAAGGTCGAAACGTCAACCGGCGCAAGCGTTGTCGGAACATAGCCTGAAATCGGCGGCGCGCTAACGACTGTAGTGTCTAGCGAAAATTCGTCCTGAACTGCGCTTATCGAAATCGAGCCGCTTTCAAGCGTTCCGAAGTTCGGACGCTTGGCGCGCATAACTATTTGTTCAAAGCCGTATTCCGGCCAATGGAAAACGAAAGCGTCGCCGGGGCGAAGCGTAACGGCTTCGCGGTTCAACGTGAGTTCAGCCGAATAAAGCGGAATGTTCAGGTTTGACAACTCGCGCGCTGCGATAGCGTTGGCAAGGTCCGAAACGAAGATACCTGGCATATTAATTTCGAGAGGGCGCTGCTTGCCTTGAAAGCGGAGAAGCGAACTGTCTTTTGCGGTTGCAAGCTTGCCTTGTGCGTAGCCGCCTTCACGATCGGTATATTTGACGCGAACAACGTTGTTCGTTTCAGCCCAAAGCTTTTTAGTGAACTTGCGAACTTCGATAACTTGATCGGGGCCAATAACCGGCAATTCTGCAATCGTATAATCGTTGCGAAGAAGCTTCAGATTAGCAAGCCCTGTCGATTGATCTTCGTAAACAACCGCATTGATTTGCCGCAATATTGTTTTCACGGCGTCCTTTGCTTCGGTCGCGCTTGCAATCGAAATCGATATGCCATTGTTTTCGTCGAAGATTTTAATCGCAATTTCGCGCCATTGGGTAACGTTAATGCGAGCCGGATCATAACCGAGATTTCCCCAATCCTCGCAAAGAATATCGTACAGTACGCAAACCGGGTTCATATCAAGGCCGTTGGGCATGATATGGCGCCCGGCTGAAACCCCTAGGCTGTTGACGAAGTAAGCGCCTTCAACGGCGACGGTATCGATCGAAGGCGAGTTGCCCCACCAAAAATCGCGGAATACCATGTGCGCGACGCCGACGTACGCCGGAACGTTCGGGTCCATATTTGCAACTAGATATTCGTCGCGATCTTGATCGAAGTCGCCGCAATACATTGCAACATCGCCGAATATACCGCCGCGATTGCCGTCGTCCGAACCGCCGTATAATTCAGGAAGATTGATAGGGATTACGTTAAGGCAGGTGCTGTCGTATAAGCAGCCTGCCCACACTAGATTATTGCCGAACCACATTTTGCGGTAAACGACGCCCGGTCCAAGCGCCCAAGCAAGATCAACCGTGAGATAGTATCTATATCCGGTAATGATCGTTTTCGAACTGAAAAGCCCCGTCTTGACCTTCTTTTTGATCGGAACCGCACGATAGCCCGTAATCGCGATCGTATTCGGCGAAAGAAGCTTTAGCGTTCCGTAAAAGCGCCCGACCGGCGAACCTTCTTCCGATCGCGGAAACTTGAATTCGTCAAGCCCTGCGGCTTTAGCGTTTTCGACCTTCATCTTCGGCGCGAGAAACGCCGTCAAGATGAACCCTATCGCGAAAAAGGCGAGGAAGAAGAACATATTTCAGAGCGTCCAAGTTGCTTCAACAATAACGTCGTCCTGCGAATAGGAACGCCCGTCGATCATTGTAAAGCGCAATTTGTATCTAGGCGCGCTTGAAAGCCCCATTATCAATTGGTAATCCCAAGTAGAACCTAGAGGCACAATTTCGTTTATCGGATAATGAAATTCAAACAAAAATGTACTACCGGCCCGCGTTGCTGTCACAAGCACTTGCCCGTCCAAATAATCGTAAGGATCAGGCGAATTTGTTTCGTCTATCGTATAAGGAAAAACGTTGTTAATGTAATCAAGATGAACGCCGCCGGGATTTGCGTAATGGTTTGGAAAATTGAAGCCCGAAGAAGGATGGGCGCCAACCGCCGACCAATCTCCAGGTTCCGTAATTTCAATCGAAAGCGTCGCATAAACGCCGTCAAAGATCGCAGGCAAACAAGCTTCGTCTGCAACGTCTTTGCCCGGTTCGATGCCATCGGCGAAGATATTCTTCGGCGGAATGAACGGATAGCCGCCGTGCCGCTTCGTGTTGTCGAAGCGGGTAAGGCAATCTCCCGCCCAAGCAAGATCGCAGCCCGCTGCAACAACGATCGAACCGCCGACTTCAGCCCCTGCGAAGGGATAGTTTACGGTAATAACTTCGTCGACTTGTGCGACGATCATTCGGCGTTCACCCGACGTAAGGATTGCGTCGCCGCCGATCAAGTTGCCGTCAAGTTCAGGCGGCAGCGTGTCCAGCGTAATCGACTTGCCGTCAATTGCTGCAATTTCGGCAGTTTCCGACCAAGCTTCAAAGTCGATACCGCAACGCGGGTCGTACAAGGTGTGATTGCACGGCGTTTGATAATAGACGTTCGGGAAGTCGGCGCTTAAGGCTGAAGCGAGTTTCGAAGGAACGCGAATTGTTGCGGTTCCGCGTACGACGGATACGTTATCAACATCGCCTTTCCAAGCTTGAACGAATTCGCCCGCCGTATGGCCGCGAAAGATCGTCAACACAAGTTCAGGCGGCGAGATTTGAAATCCGTATATCGCAACAAGATCGGTTGAAACCGGAAGATCAACGGTGATTTCGGCGCCGTCGCTGTCGTCGGTTGTTGTCGACGTGAACGCGGAACGCTTTAGCGCAAGCGGAAGATAATCGTTCGGTGCGTCTTCGTCCGGCGCTTGAAAGTTTACGACGCGCTGCCCCGACGTGTAATAGAAGTTTTGGTACGTGCCGACGAAGCGATAAAGTTCGATTGGCTTTCCGCCATGCTTCGAAACTTCGCTGTCTTCGTAAGTTGGCATTAGTCGACCGTCCGAAGGTTGATCGTCACAACCGAATGCGACGCGCTATGCAAGATCGAAACTGTATCGTCGGCAATGCGACACTTCAAGAGCAAGCCGAGAGTTTGCCCCGTCCAAGTGCCAGCGGGCAGAGCCGGGGAAAAGGTGAGCGTATCGCGCCCCAGGGCGGTTGTAACTCCCGTCACGGTCGCAAAGTGTTGCGTGCCGTCGGGTTTGGTAATGGCGATCGTGCTGAAGGCTTCCTTGCCCTGAAAAACGGTGCTGTACGCCGTGTCGGC